CTAGTCTTTGCACTGATAGTTTTACCTAGTTGAAAACCGCACTTGAAATTACAGTTGAAGCAGTGATAACTCCAGTTGTATTCACCGTCGAATTTGATGCCACCACGTTGGCGTCTGTCGGGTTTATGCCCACGATGATGACAGCATATTGCGTGAAAACTATACCATCCGCTTTGTGTGAGTTTTTTCTTGCCCGGTACTACCGTGAGTATATCAAACATTTGTATATTGTAGCAAATTTGACAATAAAAGCAAGTGTAAAGGTTATCTTATCTAGCCAATATATTGGTGACTGCACCACTGTTGCTCATGAACTGCATCTTGACATATGGATGATAGCCCTTGATTGTATAGCCATATGTGTTGCTAGTATTGGCATATGTGTGGGTGGCGATAGGATACCATTCACTGTCAACTAGTGTAGAGCCCAAGATAGTCACGTCACCATTATAATTCTCATACTTGGTTTGAATGGTGAGGATAGGATTATCTTCAGTGTTGATTACGCTACTGTAATATGTGTTCGCGTTGGGTAATGGATTATTGTTAACGCTGACGTTAGGGAATGGTTGGCCAGTTGGAATAGTGATGTTTGCTGAAGGTACGAATGATGGCAACACAGAATCTACGATATTCATGTCCCCTCTAGCGCCCGCATTTTGGTCTACAAATACTGGGTAATCGAATGCCCCATATGGGATTTCTAGTGAATAATATGCTTTCTGTGGATTGATGTTTTCGATTTCTGCGGCTGTCAAATTCAATGATGTTATGCCAGTTAATGCATAATCCAAATCGAGGGTCTTGCTAATCAGTACTTCAGCACCGTCATTATTGAGTATGCGGCAAGTGATGCTTTTACCTGTCACGTCAACGGGTTTCTGTTCTTGATTCAAGAACTGAAATTGAATTCTATTGTCAACCCCTTTGTGCAGGGTCAATGGTTTAGCATACTGTGGCATATATTTCCTCGGTGAATTACCTACAAGGAGTACAACAATTTGTCTCGGAATGTAATAATAAACAGATGTTGAGTACATTGTGTCTCTCCTTCATGTATTTAGTCAAATAAATATGAAAATATTAACTTTGGCTTTCCCAGATTAAATACACAAAGATTATGAATGCTAACGACTTTTTCAAAAAACTCAGTGAGAATCACCCGTTCATTACTATCTGTACCTATGCTCAACAAGACTATGTAGGCATTATACAGAATCGAGATGATGTGGTCACTACAATGTATGACTATGGAGCAATCGCTTCACCCGACTTGAGGGCTAAATTCTTGGAACTAGGGGATATTTGGTGGTGGGAATCGAATCGTGCGATTCCTATCAACCTGTTCCTAAAAGACGAATGGTCTATATTTAGACCATTCTTACGTACATTCAACAACAAGAGCCTAGTGATTGTTCATGGGCCAGTTGTAAGCATGACTGACTTTACTAAAAAGCGCACTAAGCGCCGTAGTATTACGTTAGTTAAACGCTTGCCTTAAACTTCTTTTGCTTTCTCTTTCTACGTTCTTTGGCCATCTGTAGGCCCAGTTCGCTTACACGTTGGTCGAAAGTAACTCCCATTAAATGGTCAAATTCATGCAAGAATACACGGGCGCGTAGTCCGTCGAATTCTGCTTCTACTTCTTCCCCTGTAACCGTCTGATATGTCACTTTTACAGTAATAGGGCGCTTGACCTTTAGCCAGAGATTTGGGAAACTCAAGCATCCTTCTTGCACTACTTCACGCTCTTCGCTTAGTGCTACAATCTTGGGATTGATGCAAGCAATCAGTTCTTTTTCGTTACCCATGATAAGAATACGCTTTGCTACGCCACATTGAATAGCACTCAATCCGATGCCATTGTTCAAGAACATAACTCTAGTCATTTCTTTTACAAGTTCGCTAGGGTCGCCGTCAGCGCGGAAGTTCCATTCTTCTGAAATCTCTAGTAATTTTGGGTCATTCTCTTTTAGTAATTTAAGTTCCATTTTCTTCTCTCAATAAATTCATGTGTACGACAACAAGGTGTGCATAAGCAATAGCGTGACTACGTTTGAAACTATAGCCCGACGGGTCTTTATCCCACACTGTTTCGTTTACTTCTTTCCATGTACGGCCAATCAAATGTCGTTTAGCAGGTCTAATCACTGCTAGAAACATCGCTAGTCGTGTGATACTGTTGACTGGCTCAGGCATCTTTCTAAGAGTATCATACTGATTGCCTAAGTGAATCAACTTTTCTACAACTTCTTTATTATTTAACATGGACCAATCTGGGTCCTGCATCAATCTATTTAAATGTGCTTCGTCTTTCACTTGATTATAGACATGAACGTTCAGTAAGTCTAGTTTGAAATACCCACGTCTATCTGCTTCATCATAGTCAATCGATGCCATATCATTGACTGGGTCATATGGAATGTCAGTGATGTATACTCCACTTGGATGCTTGCGAATAGGATGTACGTTTCGCATACTTGCAGGTATATGCTTGATAACCTCTAACAGTTTGTCGCGGTTACCAAAGTCAATGTCAATGTCACTGTCTATTCTCATTGGTATCTTAGTGTAAAGTATGTTTCAATCGCGGGCAATGATTTAGGTAAAGTGAGTATGCCATGCTCGACACGCCAACCCGGGGCATTTTCATTTAACCAAGACTTGAGTTCTATCCATTGATTTTCTGTTTCAGTTTGGTTGTTGTCAGTAGAAGAAAGTATGTAACTTCTATTCTCTAATGGATGCTTAGTTATCTTAATCATCTTGGTTGCACTAATCCAGCCTTCATCAATTTCATGTAAGCATCTTGTACGACCAATGCTTGATGCACTGCGTCCTCTACCGCTTTGTGAGTAGTTGAGGATTGATGCTTTGAGTTCTTTAGACTTACGCCTGCAATCTCATAGAGAGTTCTAGTATCTCTTACAGTATAGTAGGGCCAAGGAATAGGATTAGGTTTGTCGCTGGTTTGGCGCCATGCTGATTCCATTGCAACAATGTCGAAACTTGCACCATTGCTCCATACTGCTCTACGATTCCAACAGAACTTATATAGACGTTCCATGCATTCTGCAAAAGGAATACGGTCTCTATCACCCATTGCTTCTTCGATTGCATCAGGGCTTTGTGTAGACCACCAACGTAATGTATCTTCATTGATGCGTCTATTATAGATTTCAGTCTGCTCTTCGATTGTAGGACGCAGTTCTAATTTTTCTACGACACCACTACCGCGCGGGTCGAACCGTACTGCACCGATAGTCAAGATTACGCACTCAGGCGATGTGTCTAAACTCTCGATGTCTATCATGATATCATTTGCCATTACAACTCCTTATTAATTTTGCCACAGTTCCCACATCATTATCAACTTGCTAGACCACAGTCTGACTTCAAGATACTTGTTAGTGCCATTGAAGTCCCAACCATCTCCGCGTTCACCGAAGTTTCTACGACACCATCTGACGATTTCTGCACTGTTGCCATATACTGCAAAAGATACTTCTTTGTGGTCGCTATTGTTATTTCTAATAGGCTCAATCATGTCAATGTCTGCGATACTTGCTAGAGTATCGAAAACATTTTCGACTTCAGTATCTTCTGCCATTCTTGATTATCCTCTAATCAAAATCAACTGGTTGCATCTACCCACAACATTATCATAGATAAAATCTAATCCTTCTCGCAAAAAGTCAGCGTTGTCCACAAAGATTCTGTCGTAACTCAAAGTTTCATCCTCAAGCAGTTCAGGTAATTGTTTAGAAACGATTACGTTATCTGTTGTGTGACCATTCTCTCTACGTAGTTCTTTCATGTTTTCTACGAGATTTTTATTGTACGTAATGATTAAATCATCATCCTTTGCCATCTCTGCGATAAGCGTTGTCTTTCCAGTCTGCCTACCAGTACCGATAGAGATTGTTCTATACTCTACTAGAAATGACTTAGCCGGCAGATATTCCGTGAATTTCTTTCTACTTTCGACTGAAAGTAATTCGTAATGTTTCTCTATTAATTGTCTAATTAAATCTTTCATTCTTTAGATGCCTCCACCCATGCTTCTTTTACACAATCCATTAGTAACCTGTGATTACCTTGCACTGATTCTAGTAATTCTTTGCCTAATACTGCACAGAGTTCATCTTCTCCTTGAAATACTCTAATGTCTACCATTGTTTCAAGAGGAACCTCTATTGTAATTCGACAGGTTGAAGTGAATGTATTTCTGTCTACTGACAGTTTTCTATCGACTAGTTTAATCATTGTGTATCTCCTGTAATATCCACATATTTGATTATACTATCTCTCATACAAGAAAACAAGCATAACGGATAATTTTAAGCCCATGACAAGTCAAACCAGGCTTTGCCCCTTTCAGTTAGGTATATTCTGCGTGTATTATTTTCTACGTGCCAAGCCCAAAATTCATTCAACTTAAAGTCTTTATTCTGTGCGTGGCTCCACATTTGATTATATCTTACGATATAGTCATAATCTTCCAGTTCAAAACTAGTTCCCCAAGTAACTCTGCACCATTCTCTAAGTTTACTGAATTCTGATACGAAATCACTACGATATGTCACTACGCCAGGAGTTCTGCGTATAGTCACGTAATGGGTAAACGTAGGGTAGCCCCTATGTCTACCGTCTAGTTTAGTTATTTGGTAAATCGATGACATTAGAAACTTAATCTCCAATGCGTATAGATAATGTCACGCATGACTATACTAGTGTGCGTTATCCACCAAGAAGTCTGATAGTTTGCTTGCCCATAATTCTTTTTGAGCCATTCTTCATATTCATACTTAACTGGCTTTATTTCATAGAATACTCTGCTTTCCCATTCACCGTTAACACCAACAGTTTTTTCTATACGCCTGAAATTGACATCACGTATATATTCTACTTCTTCTATGATATTATCAGAGCCTAAGCCCATGTTAGATGAAACCATTCGTAATCCCTCTCGTATCTAAATTTTGCTTTAATCACTATATCTCTGTCATCGTCACCGGGCGCTATAGTCAGCATACAGTGTCGTTCCCAGTTGTCTATGTTATTGTCTAACCAATCGATTATTTCAGTATACTTCTTGTTGACCGTGCTGGAATCGACAGGTGTTAATTTAATCGTTACCTTGTACCATCCTGGTTTTACATCTTCCCAGTCTTTTCCCTTCACGTCTATCACTTTGAAAGAATACCCCAAACTTTACGCTTTTCTAGTTCTTCTTGCAACTTAATAACGTCACTCTTGTTTTTAACAGCAATCGTACTGCCACCAAACACATTGATTATAAGCCAAACTTCGTTAGTGATTGTTTTCCATTCTGATGATTTGCCAGACAACACCAATCCATCACCAATATTTTCTTGACACCAATCATCTATCTTAATAGATGAAGAAGTCTTGACAATGTTCCACCCAGTAGTAAGCAAATCGAAAAGAATATAGCCGTCGATTTCGTTGGCTAAGTTCTGTGCCTTCATTCTGATAATTGCTTGACAGTCAGATTGCATATCATTCATAAGTATTTTAACTGAAACCACATACAATCTTGTTCGTTGTCGAACTCTAATACGATATCATAAAGACCATGATACTTAGCACCAGTTGCCATACGACATTTATAGTGTTCTTCAAGCCAGCCTATAGGAGTACCTAAACTGCGGTCGTTGACTGCGTTGTGCAGTTCTTTATACTTGTTAAACGTTATTTTTATTGTGTTCATGGGTGTTTTAACTGAAACCAAATACAATCTTGTTCGTTGTCAAATTTCAATTCGATTATTCCACCCGGTGCAGATAGTACATCGCAATCGTAGTGCATTCTGGTCCACTCTGTTCCCGCCGTAACTGTGTTGTCAACATCGACTGCATAATACAGTTCTTGGTATTTTTCGTAACTTATTTTCACAATACAATTGTTCATAGGTGTTTCAACTTAAACCAAATACAATCTTGTTCATTATCAAAATCTAACACAATATCAGCATCCAGTTCAACATCATTGGCATTTACACTTTGTTTAATCTTGAACGTGACTTCACATTTATAGAATATACGAGGCCAGACACGATGCCAGTCGGCGTAGAATGTCCGAATCGGGTTACTAAGTACAGCATCGCGTAGTTCTATATACTTGTCAAAATCTATTAGCACTGAATTCATAAGTGTTTCAACTTAAACCAAATATAGTCTTGTTCATTAGTAAACGATAACATCATGACCCTACCTTTTGGACTGTTCCAACCGCTTGAGTAGAGGAGGCGGCACTTATAATATTTTTGCATCCAGTTGGATTCTATCTCTAATGTATTTGAGTCAATGGCGACTTCCCTTAATTCTCTGTACTTGGAGTAACTTACTTCTACTGAGTAATTTTTCATAGGTATTTCAACTTAAACCAAATATAGTCTTGTTCGTTTTCGAACTCCAATATAATGAGGTCACCCTTCAAACCTCCCTCAACTGAATGGTCAACTTTAACACTACATTTCAAATGTTCACGAAGCCAGTTAACATCTTTCAGTATCACGATATCAACATTAGCCTGGTCACAGAGTTCTTGGAATTTCCTAACACTTATTCTTGCAGTGTTCATAGGTGCTTCAACTTAAACCAAATGTAATCTTGTTCATTGTCAAACTTCAAAGTAATTGATTTTTTACCAAGTGCTACTAAATCCCAGTCAATTTGTACTTCACTGCACTTGTAATGCGTTGCCAGCCATCGCCGAGAACGAGACCAACTTATTTTTATCCAACTTGGTGTTTTTACTGCCTCATGCAATTCTGACAACTTGATAAAATCAATTTTTACAGTATTACTCATGTCCAAGCCAACATAAACCAAGTGTGATGTTTAGAATCTTTAAAACGTAGAACGGGATAATATCGCCATGTCCAAAGCACATTTTCTTCTGTATCTGGTATATTATCATATAACCAGTCTACTATACTTTTATATTGTATCATATTAGTATATGGGAGTCGAATTTCCGGTGCCCAATCTGTAGCCAACTCACGTTCATCTTCGACCCAATTTGCAGCCTTTAATTTGCCCATTTTAACTTTGCCCAAATATAGTCTTTTTCTTCATAAAAATAGAATTTGTAATGCCACTTATTCTCATGCATAACGACTTCGTTTGTGATGTAGGATGGGCAATTGGACTTCATCCATTCTAGCATTTCTTTCGTCTGTTCATCATAGGTACCAGTGACTGGTGCTAATAAAGAGTATCCCATTATTCTAACTTCAACTTAGCCCAAATACAGTCTTGTTCTTCAAAAAAGAAGAGTCTGTAATGCCACTTGTTCTCACGCAAAACAATGTCATTTCTGTAGTAGGATGAACAATTAGATTTTAGCCATTTCAGCATTTCTGCAAAGTGGTCGTTATTTTCGTCATAAGACGTTGTATCTACTAAAGGGGTGTAGAAAAAGTATCCGTATCCAGGCTGGAATTCCATTATCCCCACCTCAATTTGAACCACATATATTCTTTCTTACATAAGAACTTGAACGTAAAAGCACCAGTGTGTTTATCCCTAGCAAATACACTTGATACAGAAATTAACTCATACTTTCGTTCATCTTGCAACCAGCGAACTGCTTCTTTGTACGTTTTGTAGTCAGGAACAGTAACACACATCCATTCATCACCCGCGCACTTATATTCATGCCGACAAATATCTTGAGTTGTCAGTGTTGTTATGTCCATTTCAACAAAAATTCAGTAAACCAAGGTTTTGAAACATATCGCTTGTGTATTCTAAGTTCCCAATGTGTACCATGATGGTCTATTGCCCACCCTTTGCCTTTATGGAATCCATACATTACCATTCTAGAAGGGTAATCTTCTGACCCGAGATTAGACTCTAATACTTTTGTCACCGCGCGTATTTCACTAAAATCATCAGTAACCGAAGCCGTGAGTTTAAACTTCATTGCCACCTCAAGATGAAGGCCATTCTATGTGCTTCGTTTGGTATATACCAAGTGGTAATGTTAACACCGGCATCTTTCTCTACTGCAACAAATTCTGCATCAATGCCAGCATCGAAGCACCATAGATGCACTTCATTTACAAAATCAGTCAGTACACCTGTAAGTCCTGCTTTACTAGCCAGTCTGACTTCAGTGCCATTTGCATCATACTCGGGGTCTTGCCAACCACTAGTAGTTACTTTTATCATTACAGCCACCTTAACATGAAAAACATAGCGTCTTGCTCGTTATCAAAATACGCTTTATTGGTACTGATATCGATTTTAAAGTTTTTGAATTGTGGATACTGGCTTAACCATTCATCGCATTCTACATACCTTTCGTATGGCCAATTACTGGTAAAAGTAATGTCTATCGAAATCATGAGTACCTCAATACGAATAGTATCCACTTCTGTTCATCAAGTATTTTAACTCGACTGTCTGCTATTGTAAAGCCATGTTGTTCCCATAATTCGGGTCCCCAGGCATTAGGGCGAACTGGGCTAACAATGAACTCATGAAAGAAATTTTCTACTGCTTCCGATTCATTTATCACGACCACCTCAAAATAAAAAGGGTAGCGTCATGGTCGTTCACGAACAAAATACAGGGTACACCGTTCTCGCGTACTATCAATGCATTGTAATTTTTTTCCAATTCTTCTCCTGGCCAAGTATCCATGTCTAACGATGCACTGAAATTTATCCAATAAGAGTGATTCAATGGACCTTTGTTATCTAAATATATGGGTATTGACGTTGCCATTATGACCACCTCAACTTGAACCAAGACTCCATTTCTTCTGTGAAAACGTAATTCTCGCCTAGCATAAACTCTACAGGCATTTCCAAAAAGTCACGTTCTTCTATAGTATAGGGTTTCCAAGTATGTATTGGTTGACTTTGTATCCAACTTATGATTTCATTGTCTCTGATTTGGTATACTCTTCCAAATCTCATATCATTGCCAATATGTTGCCATTTAGGAATCGGTTTCATGTTTAGTGAAATTGTAGTGGATAGTGGTATGTATGGTGCATAAACAACATTTGCGTCAAAAGTTATGTTGATGTTACTCGTCATTCCCACCTCAACTTGAACCAAGTATAGTCTTGCTCGTCTTTAAATGCGAAAAACAAATAGTGGATATTGATGTTCTGCGGGGCATATACAAAGTGAGAATTATAGTCTATCATGCTCCCGTTAAATATTAACCATTCTCTGTTTGGTCGGTCTATGTGTATTGCACGATGCATATCTGCTCGATATTTTCCTTTGCAGTTCTTTTCAGCCCATTCTAGTATGTCAAAGTAGCCGTCACGGTGTCCAGCGGGACCATAATCATAGATTGTTTGATATGCATAATGCTTTGTGTCCTCAAATACGTGTATGTATTTGTAGCCCTTATAATAGTTAGTAACCTTCGTAGCATCTTTGTTATAGTCTGGGTCATATAATCTATTATACTGTCGCCAGGTTTCGCAATTATGTTTCTTCAAGAATCTATCAGACTTGTACTTTCTGATTCTTGCTTTGATGCGTCTAATCATTGTACACCGATGTATGTTTTTTCGATTAAAGTAGGGTTATGCCATCCGGCAAAGAATTCCCAGACTAAAAAGAAAACTGTATAGTCTTGTTCATGTTCTAACCAAACAAACATTTGGTAATTCATGATTATAGTCTTATAGTTCTTTCCAATCTTGCCTTCGTCTGCTAGTTTATCAATTTTTTTTGATATTGACCTCTTGACGTAGCCTGCGGCTTGACCACCTGAGCCGGTGGGTAATTTAAATTGCAGGCATTTATCCACATCGCAACTCGAACATCAATGCATCTTGTTCATCTTTGAACCAAAACTCAGATGCTTCTTTAGTAAGTCTGCATGAATACTTTTCACCAGGTGGACCAAACATATCGAATGCTATTTCGCAATAGTTGTCCCAATCATCTAGAAAAGTTTTCCAGTCGTTCAATATTGCTTGTTCTAGCGTATCGAGGTCGCGGAAAGGCAACCTTACTCGAAAGTCGTGTTTTTCATCGATACCGTTAATAGCCGCCATGGTGTAACAGTTCCTTGACTTGTTTTACTCCATCGATATTACGTCTGAACTTGATAGCCCATTGTTCTGGATTGATATAATCTAGAATCATCTTTTGTTGAGTAACGTCTAGACTTTCAAGTAGACCAACACCACTCTCAGATTGATATAGCATCCATGGACTAATCTTGCCATTAGTGATTGCATGACAAATCTTGTTGCGATTGCCATAGCGCAAATAGTCTTTGCTTTGAATACCTTCTTCTTTCGCTAATGCAATTGTAGTTTCAATACTACGTGCGATAGCATCTAGTGGGTCCTCGTTCTTCAAGTAGTCAATCAAGAACTTGTTGTAATTCGTGTCACTGCACCAACTGTCGATTTTGATGTTATTCTTCAATAGCCAGTCAGCATAGCGCATGATATTCAATGCGTTGATACTGATGCAGTAATGACCGAACTTGACGAATACCAGATAGTATGAACTCTTGATGAAATCTAGATATGTTCGTTTTTTCTTTGTAGCAGTGTTCTTGACATAGAACTGAAGCCAGCACTGAAATCCAATACGATTGCCTGGCAAGTCTTTATCTTGCCATCTACGTTTGTTTTCACAGATATGCTTCATCATCGTGCTTTCGCGTTGAAACGCACGATTGCAAAACTCGCAACTGAATTCTGGCTCAGTTGCCGAGTTCTTTTTCATACTGTTTGATATCTTCGTCTGTAACAAGTTCACTTAACAACTCGATTTCGTCAAATTTTAGATTAGGGAAACGCTGTGCTAGATACATCTTTTTCTTTTGACTGTCAACGAATGCCTCAGCCAATAGTGACAAATCACTGTCACTAGTTCTAGGATATATCTTTTTGAAATAGTCTTTTACGTCTTTTGCTTTGGCTAGTTCTTTCAGTTTGCTTACACGTTCTTTGATATGTGGAATCCACTGATGGAACTGCTTGCCCAACCCTGGACTTGCACTGCACAACATTAACCATTGCAATTTAGGATGCTTTTGTACGTTCTCGTTGAACATATATTTGTTTGCGTACTCAGCAGTACTCATGACATAATAGCGTGACAATCCTTCGTTAGCCTTGACAGCACTCATCCAGTGTAGCATCATGAACGGTACGAACTTCTTTTGTTGTTCAACTGTCAGTCTATCGTAGTAACTATAGTCTTTTCTATCAATAGCGGCAAGGGCTTCGAACAAGTCAAAGTCTTGCTTTTCAAACTTTTCATCTGCCGCTAATTTTTCTTTTGCCATTTTATGTTGCCTGTAAGTTTGCAAATACTCCGTGCTTACCTTCGTGTGATACTACATAGATTGATGCATCTTCGTTATCGTTGTACCAATAACTATAACATTCAAGTCTAACTCTTACAACTTCTTTGGGTAGTTCTTCTTCGGTAAACTTGATGTCCTTCAAGTTGACATAGCGCCTTTCTATAATCATATCTTCTGGGTAGCGCCGAGATTGCATGAAATAATAACGATTGTTATCTTCTTGCAATTGCACTCTCGCTACTTGAATTTGATTATCCATTATCGTCTTAACGCCTCAAGAGTTATGACGTGTGCTAGTTCTTGGCCTAAATCTTTGTCTGAAGAAATAACGTATAGTGTTACGTTGCGTCTATCTGCCATTGGATCATAATTGACTAATTCTACTACTGTGCCGCCATTGGCACTGTACAAGGTGAAGTGGATTCCGTTTCCAGATAATCCTGTATAATGCTGGTTGCCACCTACTAACATAGGTCTGGTTGCATTAGCCTTAGCGTATCTGGGGCTACACTCGTCAGATTCGACTGTGTGAGATTTTTCTAATGCTTTACGGCATTTTTTTTCAAACCACTTATTAAACCATTTCATTTGTTGTCCTCTTAAAATGCTTGACTGTAATCTACGATTTCACAATTGCGACTGATTTCTTTTACGAAATAAACGCATCTTGGCTTTGGTCCGTTATCGATAGGAACGCACAAGAATTGTCCGTTACGTAATCGAGGTGCATACCACGTGACATCCGGATAAATGTCTACGATTTCGATTGGCAAGAAACTAGGACTGAATGCACTAAGAGGATTATATTCAAATGCATGAAATCCTCTGTCGTTCAAACTAGACAATGGCAATGTTTCTAAATCGCCACATTCTTGGTCACCAATCAATACTTGCCAATCAACTGGCATCTTGATTGTTCTGTCACCAATCTTCAACACTAACGCAGGGCTGTTGAAACTTTCTAAAAAGATTAATGGGATATAGTAGTAATCTACGTTTGATGGCGTAGAGTTGTCCAAAATCGCAAATCTTAAATCGTCAATTTCTTCTGGTAGTGTTTCTAAGTTGTAATACTTGTTTTCTAAAGTTAATATACGCATTGTGATATTTTATCATCCTCCTTGAGGGTTGTCAACTTTTAGTAATCCAATTTCTCTAATGAGAATGGATAGTTTGCCTCTTTATAGAAGGCTTTGCGTTGCGTCAAATGTCGTTTGGCAAACTTGCAAGTGCTAGTAATATCCCAAATCTCGACATGGTCTTTGTCTTCTGCCTTTCTGATGCCTCGACCGATTGACTGAATAACTCGCACAAATGACTTGCCCGGTTCTAACAAGACTAAGTTAAAGATACGTGGAATATTGATACCAACTGCGGCGACACCATATGTCGCAATAATGATTTTGTTGCTGGCTGTTCTAACTTCGTCATACTCGTCTTTTCTGTCAGTCAACTTCATTTCGCCTGAAACGAAAGCAACTTCGGGCGCATCTTTCAATAGACTGAATATATCGCTTAATCTTGCTTGTAACGCCTTGCCTGCACCGATTCTATCTACTAGAACTAATGTGTTGCCACTGTCTGCGATTGACTTAATTAGTGTAGCGATAGTATCGAGCCGTTTGGGGTCCTCAGTCAAGAATTTAAGTTCGCTTTGATAGTTCGTGAACTCAGGGCTGTCCTTCAACTGTACGATGTTGACGTGACATTGTGCTAGTACACCTCTTTCTTGCAACTCGCTTGCCGCGAGTTTACCAATGACTGGGCCTAATGATACTAGAATAGATACACGGTCGAACTCTGCCTTAGGTACAGTACCAGTCAAGCCCCAACGAATAGGAACTGAACTGAACACACCTGTCAATAATGTCTTGATTACTTCAGCCTTTGCCATGTGAACTTCGTCTACCATGACACAAACTACATCTTCTAAGAATTCACCAATTGGGACTTCTGCTTCGCCCGTTTGTGTATTCTTAAGCATATTGTTGAGACTTTGCCACGTACAAATGGTATGTGTTCTTCCGAACTCTTTTCTGTCACCGAAGTATACACCAACATCAAGTCCTAGATTGATATAGTCTGCTTCTGTCTGTACGACAAGACTTTTGTTGGGTACGATTACGATACTGCGTCCATACTTCTCTACACACTTAGATAGTGTAGCAGTCATTAATGTCTTGCCTGCACCAGTTGCGACTTCTTGTAGTGACTGTGGATTGGCTAAAAAGTTGTTTACGATTTCAACTTGATAGTCACGCAACATAATAGGTTGACCTTCGCGTTCATGTCCTTTAGGCCAAACCTTGTTGGCAAACGTATCCTCGGACACTTTGTCGAATTCGAATGCTGTACGATATTCACGTAGGTCTTCCAATTGAATATCATAATCGAACTGGTCTAATATAGGAATTACTTGGTCTAATAGATTGACAAATGTACTGCCACCTAAACTGAAATAACTGACTTTACCATTCCATCTACCCAAGCGTACACTAGGCTGATATCGTGCGCCCGGCTTCTCGTACTCGAATTTCTTCATGAGTGCTTTACGCACATCGAGGTCAAGACCTTCAACCTTTACGTTTACTTCATCTTTAACTATGATTTTTGCTTCTTTCATTTTACCTCAATTGGTCTTGAATTTTTGATAATCACGCACTTACTGATTGCGTGGTCACCATAGTATCGTCTAGTATCAGGACTTGTATGATGCTGAAACAATACTGGAGGAACTTCTTTTGCCGTGATTGGAAAGAGATGTTTGTGTTTTTCTAACACTGCTTGTATACTGTGCTTGTTAGGACCGAACACCGTCAAACCTTTACCCATAATTGTGTGCGTCACTCCCATCTCAGCAAACCATTTTATTACAGTAGGCATATCATCAATGTCAACTGTAGCGACAAACTCTGACGCAAACTTAGTTTTTTCATCTACAATCAATGACGGGTGAATCTTAATGCCCATGCTAGATAATTGAAACATGGTTGCGATATTTTCGTTCAACTCGACATCTTTCAATAGTTCACCTAATACTGAATTGATTGCAAGAATTACCAAGTTGCCATTGACTTTTACTAAAGTGGGCTCCCATATCTCAGCCTCATAATCTTTCAGTTTATTCAAGATAGGTTCTAACTGACTACAATAGTGTACTACGGGAAAGTATTTATGTAGATTCTGTGCGAGTATCTTTAATCCATGTGTAGTGAATGGAGCAGAATAGACCTTTTCATCGCGTTGCCAGTGAAATGGGTTATTGCGTATTTCTCTGAACTTTCCAATGAATGTCTTGTTAAATGGAACCTTAAGAACTATTCTATCGTTGTTGAGTGATACTCTAGCACCTGTATATGTAGGACTACTAGGAACAACTATTGCCTTCCATTTCAATTGATTCATCTTTTCTTTGACAAGGCCATACTTAGAAAGTTGCCTATTATATTTATCAACCAACTTGTCGAACAATTCGGATTGGTTAGACGTGATTCTATTATCTCTATGGACAATCAATTGCAAGTTAGACATGAACTTTTGGTCATACTGACTCAAGTTTATATCTTGTAGAAAAAATTGAAGTAGTTGTTCTTTGTGGTCCATTGTAACAATATAGCATACTATAACATTTTTTTGCAAGTCTAAAGGTAAAGATAGGGAACTGTTGTCCCCTATCTTGTATATGATATGCTTGCGTTTATTCTGTGCCCATGTAAATCATTTTATTGTAATATCTGACACCATTGACAACACGTTCTCGCTTCACGAATGTTCCGCTTAACACCATTGCCCATTCTTGATATTCTCTATCAGTTGGCATATGAACCGTCACAATTAGGTGGTTGCGTGAAGTACCCGGAACTGTCTTTTTCATCCTCAATCAAGGTAGCGGTGTAGTCTTCATTGTCATCACCTGTGATTTGCGCAAGTGCTGTAATCAATGGCTCGATATGTTCACGCTTATGCACGTATGCACAGGCACTTGGGCCACTTATGAACCAGTTAGTTGGTTTACTCATTTTTCTTCTCCTGTTTATTTTGCGGACGGATAGATTTTCTTTTCTTAATTCGTTTCCGTAGATGCAAGTGGTCATGTCTTTGATACATATATGATTGGTCATTTAACTTAAACCCATTCAATGGGCGTAGTAGCCACACGTAGAGTAAAAAAGCAACGACAATTATACCAATAACCAACATGATTGCGATTTCCATTTGTTAATCCTTATGATAATTTTTCATTTTGTTTGTTCCATTCGTTTCGCTGTTTGTACCATTCATCGACTAATTCCTGAACACCAGTTCCCAAGCCAAAGTAAGTAGGTAACTGCTCCCCATTTTCATAATCGTACCAAAGCAAAACTGTTTCATCATCGTTGCCCCACTTTTCTCCCACAGCAGGTAAGTGAGTGTATGGATGAATAACGTTCTCTGAACGTTTCAGTTCCATGCCTTTCTGTTGGCAAATTTCTCTATTATAGTATGTGATGTTCATTCTTTACCTTGTGTTAAATTGTCCACGCAATGCGTAATAGATGCAGAGTATACCTACAAAAGCCGACGCTAGTAATAATAGTGCAACTGGTCCGAATATGAATAGTAGTACCCAAGTTGGAATCGTGACAGTCATTTTTCTTCCCAAATATTTTTATTGAAAAACTGCGTAACCTTTGTGCTTATGATTGCGAATGCCATACCAGTATTAAAAAAAGGACATAACCCGAGCGCAAGCCACAACAAGAGGTGCTTTCTTTTTTGAAACAAGATACTTTTATCTTTCTTGCATAGGTCATAGATTAGATAAATGTACGAAACTACAATCGAAGCAATGTAAACGCCTAAACCAAAATCATTCATTGTTTTGCTCCTTATGTTTCCAGATATCTAAATCGTAATTTTCGCTTAATTCATAACTCTTAGTAATCATGTAATTGTAAATCGGAAACAGTTCAGCCATTACAAAATGACACATGATTTTACCAATCAATTCTCCCACATGATAAAGAATCCAAGCAACAAGCCAGGCTGTATATCTAGCCATTCGTAGTTTAACAGTGATGTGCGGGTTAGGCCCGATTTCATTACGTGAGATTATAGGACGCTTCATCATTTCCACAACGATTTATTAAAGAAAGGTTCCATACTAGACCACACTAACATCAAAGCGATTATAGTATTCATGATGGGGAGCAAACCCATAGTCAAAAAGAACAATAGGTCGCCCCACGTTCTCATGAAATTTCTATCCTTCTTCAACAAGACACGAGCCAAGCACACATATATCGTGACAAGAGAAACCAAATAGATAACCCACAAAGTTGTCATACGTTCTCCAATAGATGAGTAACATCAAAGTTCTTGTTCAGTTCGTAGCCAGCATAGCCACGTGGATTACAAACCACGTTGCACTCGCCAACTTTGTAGTTGAACGATTCATGCACGTGCCCGTGGACCCACATAACGTTT